TAAAGGTGTTACCGTTTCAGAGTTAGCTCGTGCATCAGGAGTTACCTATCGCGCGATGAAACGCAGAGTAGATAAGGCGCTTACACAATGAAGATCGTTCACGATTTCTTCCCCGCGACCATAGTTGCGATTGCGCCGGGAATCTTAGAGGATTTTACGACCGCGTCTACACAGTATTCCCACGTGCCTAGCGGCAACAAGTTTTTAGAACGCGTCCGCCTCGTGATTCTTCAAAATGATCACAACGAGCTAATCCTTATGGTCGCAGGAGATCATCACTCAGGACCGCGGCTAATTTTCCGCGAGAAAATTTCTAACCTTAACTGGTCAGGAGATAAATCAGTAGATTCCCAGGCACTTATGGAGTCAGGGAAGGTTATAGCGTTTCGTAAGACCCAAGGTTGCTCAACCTGCGGCAGCAGACTGCGATCTTGGAGCCCGTATATAACAATGGACTCAGTAAAGGACCCTACCGAATGAACATAGATACATATATGATCGAGCGTATGCCTATCGCGCATATCATCATCCTCTCCCTATTTGTCTACCGATTGACACGGCTCATCGTCTTGGACGAAATCTTAGCTCCAGCCCGTGACTGGATCTGGGATAGAAAGCCTCCGCACTCTTCTCAGATAGGCTACTTCTTTACCTGCCCTTGGTGCGTCTCTTTATGGGTCGCGCTCCCAGTTGTGTTTTCATACGCTCTATTTCCAAGTATGACTATCCTAGTAGGGTGTATATTTACCCTGTCCGCTATAGCAGGACTTATAACTGCGCGCCTGGATCAGTAATGACCAAGCGCTCCGTTAGACAACGACGAGGAGTAACACGTGGGACTATTCTCTAAGGATAATAGTAAGAAGCCTAACCGGGCTACCACCGGTCCTCGTCGCATCACCGCACAGGCACCTCGCCAGACTCAGCAACAATCAATAGTCTATGAAGGTGTCACCTACGCACAGACAGTTCCTTACTCTGCTCCTCGCGCTCTTACAGCCGCGGCAGTTCAGTTGCAGATTAACGACAAGGGTGAGGTTGAAAGATTTAAGCAACGCCGCACTGGCGGATCAAGCGACTGGCAATCTGAAGCTTGGGAATACTACGACGCCATCGGCGAGATCAAGTATGCCTTTAACCTCGTTGCATCTGTAGTTTCACGTATTCGTTTATACGCGGCGGTAGTTGATAACCCTGCGGAAAGTCCTGTACCTGCACGTGACAGTAACGTTATTGACTCACGTCTTGCGGCTGCCGCAGAGCGCGCTCTATCGCGTTTAGACTCCGCATACGGCGGACAAGCGGGTCTTCTAAAGGATGCAGCCCTTAATCTATCGGTTACAGGCGAGTGTTATCTTGTTCAATCGCCAGAGCGTAAAGGCTCAGGGTTAAAAGAATCCTGGGATATTCGCTCGACGGACGAGCTACAACTTGACTCTAAGAACGCGTATGTCATCGTTCCACGTCGCGACATTATCGGAACCTCGTCTGCTCGCTCCGGCGCAGGTGCAGCTAAACTTCCTAACACAGCATTTGTTGGTCGCATCTGGAGAGCTCACCCACGCTACTCTGAGGAGGCTGATTCGTCTTTGCGCGGTCTACTTGATCTTTGCTCAGAGCTGCTTTTGCTTAACAGAACGTTTCGTGCGACCGCGCGCTCTCGCTTAAACGCTGGCGCTCTCTATCTACCAGACGGTCTGTCTGTTGCCGCGTCTCCAGATCCTGACTATCCATATGATGACGAGAACGATCTGAATCCTGGCATGACTGCCGAGGAAGCTGCGGACGAGTTTGAGGATCAACTCATGGATGCGATGACAACTCCTATCCGTGATGAAGACTCTGCCTCCGCCGTTGTACCGCTTATTATTCGTGGACCTGCAGAACTTGGCGACAAAATTAAGCAGTTTAAGTTTGAGCGCTCGTTTGACCCTGCACTTGCACAACGCGCAGATCGCGTCCTCGAGCGTATCCTCCAGGGACTTGATGTTCCTAAGGATATTGTCACAGGGCTTGCAAACGTTAAGTACTCTAACGCGCTCCAAATTGATGAAGCTCTCTATAAGTCACATATCGAACCGTTGATGCTTCTTATCGCGGACGCTCTCACAGTTGCATACCTACGCCCTGCGCTCGTTGCAGGAGGGTTTGCCGAGGAGGACGTTCGACGTATTACCGTTTGGTTTGACCCTTCACAGGTTGCTACACGTAATGACAGAGCGGCCGATGCAGACTCAGGCTTTGACAAGATGGCGGTGTCCTACGAGACATGGCGTCGCGCTCACGGCTTTGCGGCTACCGACGCGCCGGATCCAAATGAGCTTGCTATCCGCCTTCTCGTAGAGAAGGGCTCTATCTCTCCAGAGCTTACACAGGCAATGATTGGAGCTATCGCTCCCGAGGTTATGAAGTCTGTTCGCGATTCGCAACAGGCTGACTCCGTTGCTCCCGTTCCTCAGGAGATTCAACAGATCTTAGAGAACGCAACGCCACCTGCAACTCCTGCCCCGGCAGAAGAAGAATTACCACCAGCTCTACGGGAAGGCATCTAACTACAATGGAAAAACCAAAGGTTGACAAGACAGACCTTGTTAACGCCCTTGCTAACGTCGCTGCCGTCGCCGTCGGTCTTTACCTTGAGAAAGAGAAGCAGGCTGAACCAATTACAGCAGCAGGAATTATCGTTGCTGAAGAGCAGGACCTTGCTGCAGCTCTCTTAGAGATCGCAGAGAAGCACGGAAAGTTTAACGAGGACAAAACAGGCATCTGGGCAGGATACACTCCTGCGGCTGAAAACGAGTATAAAGAAATTGGTGTTAAGTGCATCAACTGTGTACTCTACGAAGGTCCTGGTGTTTGCAAGATTATTAAACAACCAATTGAAGACGACGGCAAGTGCCGCTTTGCGGTTATCCCTGACGGAGTAGTTAAGGTTGAAGACAGCCAGATCACGGCTTCAATTGATTTATTAGACTCTGTTGATACTTCTGCGCTTGCAAACAAGAGTCCTTGCTGGGATGGTTACAAGCAAGTAGGAATGAAAAAGGGCAAGAGCGGGAAGATGGTGCCAAACTGTGTGCCTGTAGATGCGTCGAATGATTCAGAGCTTGCAGTTGAAGAAGAGACATATGATTGTCCCGAGGCTACGCAGGACATTGAACTTAACTTAAAGAATCGTCAAAACGCAATTGACAACGTTGGTTACGGCCCATTGAACCCAAATGAGCCTAACGAAGAATTTTGGCAAGAAAAAGCTGACAAGTGGAAAACAACTGCCGAGGAAGCAAAGACTGCAGTTTGTGGAAATTGCGTATTCTTTATTCGCACTCCAAAGATGCTTGACTGCATTGCGTCTGGAATAGAGCAAGGTGACTCAAGCGCGGTAGATGCTGACGCAGCAATTGGCCAGGCAGAGCTTGGATACTGCGAAGCGCTAGATTTCAAGTGCGCTGCTTCTCGTACGTGTAACGCGTGGGCAACCGGCGGACCTATTACTGCAGCAAGCTCACGTAAGGCTTCAAAGAAAGATCGTATCCGCGGCTCAAAGAAAAACAAGCCAGGATCTGCTTCAGGATCTAAGAAGATTGTTTTCTCTGCACGAACAGAGGCAGGACTTCGCAATAAGGTAGCAGCGCATAACGAAAAAGCAAAGCCTGGGCGTAAGGCAACACTTCCAATGTTAAAGGCTGTCTACCGTAGAGGTTCAGGCGCGTTCTCATCTAGTCATCGACCAGGTATGACTCGCGACGGTTGGGCAATGGCTCGTGTTAACGCTTTCCTTAAGCTTTTAAAGTCTGGCTCACCTGCAAATTCAAACTACAAGCAGGACAACGATCTTTTGCCTAAGGCACATCCCCGTTCTTCTCGTGCAGAGGCTTCAATAATGCAACATGAACTTTTATCTATAGCGCTTAAATCTGCAGATGAGTATGGCTCACCTGAGCACGCTATTCACGCGATGGCTGAGTATTCATCTTTAGGCTATGAGGCAATCCCTGCGCTACGCGGTGCATGGCTACGAGGTGTAAGAGACGGGGATATCCCGTTTGAGCGAGCATATACACTAGCGACAAAACTTTATGAATCTAAGGACGCAGATTTACTTCCAAAGAAGCGCAAGGGAGCTATGTAATGGACGCACCTCTAAACAAGAAGATTGAGCGTACGCTAAAGCGTAAGGCTGCACGTAAGAAGAATGACAGTAACTATATGCCTGTACTATCTCTTCGCGAGCAAGTTCTTGCACTTGTCTCTGAGGCAAACTCTAAGGTTCCTCAGGAGCGTCGCGTAACTCCACGCTCTGCGCTTATTGTAATGAACCGAGCACTTTCAAGTTTGTCTTCACTCGATGACGTCTCATTAGACTTTGCGGTGATAAAAGAGGTTTCACGCTTCCTCAACGTTGCAACAAAGACGTTTACAGCTAGCCAAACACATAACACAGATCTATTAGTTGCAGGTCACCCGCTCTCTACTCTCAACGCCTCGCTGTCAGGTGAAGAGTTTCTTAAGAAGAACGCGCGATGGATTGCAGCCGATCCTTCTATCGACGAATCAATTCGTCCTCTAGTCGCATCCGCACATGCAGCAACACCAGGTTCACTAGAACGCGAACACGCGTTTGCCCGACTTAATGCAAGTAAGACTCTTCTCGCCGCGTACTTTAAGATTGATAACCTTTCACCTATCGTTGCCGCGTTTGGCAGCGGTAACTCTTCTGCAGCTCGACGCGCACGCGTTGCCTTACAGTGGCGTGACAAGAAAGGCCGCTGGGTTGAAATGGGACGCGGTGCAAACTTCCGCTTCCGCACATCTGGTGGCTCAGTTGCAGCAGCGTCCGGTGTCTATGTAGGTGTAAGCTCACCAAGACCAGGAGCTGCAAACCAGCGTCCAGCTGGTCTTATCCAAGTTTCAGGAAATAAAAATCTACCAGACGGCATCTATGCAGTTCAACCTGGAAACGTTGATACGTACGCCGCGCGCATTTCAAGCGAAGCTCTTAAGAAGGCTGGAATTACTCCAGGTGCTACACCAGACCAATCAGTTTTAGGAATTCCATCAAGGGCTGACATTATAGCTACACGTCAAGACGCGCCCACAGGCTGGACAAAGGCAGATGACAACACATTTACGTCAGATGATAACTACACCGCTAAGGTAACCGACGGTGAGTATACTCTCTATCGTCAAAATGCAGATGGTTCACTTGCGGACAAGGTTGGCGACGCAGGTAACTGGGCTGATGTTAATGATCTCGCTAACGGAGATCAAGAAGCGTACGACGCAGTTAAAGGCGAGAGTCTTACAGAAGGACAGCGGGATGGCCAGCGGGCAGTTAAAGCTCGCCTAGATACTAGAACAGCTTATAACGCAGAGTTTGATAGACTTGAAGAACTTGTCAAGAGCGGCGTAGATCAAAATGGAAACAAGGTACCCGCAGGTTGGGAAGGCGTCGTTAGAAGAGGCCGCATGCCAGATGTTGAACGTAGAG